GACAGCTCTCATCAGAAACTTCTACAAAGCTATTATGCAGAGATTAATCGGAAACGGAAGAAACCGGTTCCGAAGAACTGGACACAGCAGACGAAGCGCCGCTAGATGCAGGCACGGAACTGGAAGAACTGCCACAAGCGGAAAGAAGGAGAACGGCGGCACAGGAAACAGCAAAGACAGAAATTTTTCTCATAAGATAATACCTCCATAGAATAATTTGTATACACGAAAAAGCCTACCGGGCCTGTCCCCCGGTGGGCTTTTTCTTTTTGCGCGGATTTACTGGTGATTCTTAAGCCACTCAGAAGCGGCACGTTGAAGAACTAACCGGCGGTAGTACACGATTCGCTCTCCGGCGGCTCGTTCTTTTCCCGAAGGTCTTTGAACTCGTCGCTCTCGGCAATGCGCCGGGCTTCCTTATCGGGTATTGCTGTGCTCTGGGCTGCGGATTCTGCGGAACGGTCAAAAACGTTATGCACATACTTCAGAATCACGTCACGTTCCTGCGGGTCCAGATCAAGGAACGCTTCAATTACGGAACGCTGCTCCCTGCTCAGATCGTATTCCGTGGACAGCCGATCCAGCACGCTTGCCCGCGTCTGCTCAAACATTTCGCCCTCGCCGGTGCGGAGCCAACGCTCATTGACCCCGAACTCACGGCAGATAGAAAGAACCGTTCTATCGGAAGGGGTGGCTTTGCCACTCTCGAACAGACTGATAGAAGAAGTGGTCATACCGATGCGCTTCGCAAATTCGGACATGGTTAAATCAGCCTGTGCGCGTACAGCGTGGATTCTGCTTTTCACTATGTTGTCACCTCCTTTAAGGCAATTATAGCACGAAAAGTTTAATCATTCAACAAAAATGCGAAAAAACCCTATTGACAATATTAAATGATTAAACTATAATGGGGCTATAAATTGAACTACTCAACAAAAGGAGGTGAAGGAGATGAAAATTGTAATCACTGGCAGCGCAAAAGAAATTGCCGCCCTTGTATTAGCGGTACAAGGACGGCAAAAGGCTGAGAGCTTAACGATTGGTGGGGTCAGTACCAAGGCTCACGGCAATGATCTGATCGTAGAACACGGTCAGAATGGGGAAGTTCACAACGGGAGTTGTGGCTTCGAACCGAGCATCCCTTAACAGAATGAACTCGCCGCTTCCAGCGGAACGCTCTTCATCGGGGCTATCAGCCTTAGAAACAGCTTCAAGAGCCGCAGAGTTGAGCGTCTGTGCAACGGTAACATTCAAATTGTCTGTTTTTTCATCAAACACGGGAATGCCGCTGATGATGCCAGCGGCGGTGACAAGAAACAGGCGATTTGTTTCAAATCCCTTAAGGGAAATGGAATGAGCGTATCCGGTAAGGATAGCCTTTTTAGTTAACGACAGGCTCATTTTTACACCTCCTTTCTGTGGCTATTGTACCACGGTGGGAGGAGATGGGCAACACGAGAGCAACAGAAAAGGGGGTGAAGAAGTGTGATCCACCAAAAAGCATTTGATGAACTCGACGTGGACGAAGTACTGAAACACTACGGCTACAAGCCGGAAGAGATTCATTGCAACGGCATAGGAATCGGCGTGTGGCGCAAGGAAGAAGCGTTTCAGAAGTTGGGAGAAATCGGGGCAGTCGTGAGATTTATTGACCACAAAGCAAAAGCCCGGATCGAGTTCAACTACGACCCGGACTTCCCGGCGGCGCTACTTATCACCAATGGCACCATATTATAGCACGACGGGAAGTGCGGGACAACAAAGGAGCGTGAGAAAGAATGAGCGAGAAGGATAAGAGCCAGAGTAAGGAAATGGCCGAACTGCTGGCAGAAAACCCGGAAGCAGCAACCTATATCGCAGGCGTGGTTCAGGGCATGAAGCTGGCAAAGGCTGGTGCACAGGCACCGGAAGACAAGAAGGAGAGCGAACAGGCATGAGGAACTTTATTATGTGGTTCTACGGCGTGGATGCCGCCCGGGCAGCCGCACGGGAACCGGTTGCATGGTTCACACTGATCGTAACCATTGCCGCCCTGCTGACATGGGGCTGGTGCAGCATCAGCTACACCACGAAGCTGGAACAGAAGGTGAACCTGCTGGAAGAGCGTGTCCGGCGGTATCGCTGGGAGTGCGAACGCTTAGAGCTGGAAAAGCAGTTGAAGCGGGAGCGTGCCAGATGATGGGCGCGGCGGCGGTGGCAGTCGTCGTGGTGTGTGCGGCGATGTACACCATCTTTGAAGTGATAGAGCGCAGGAAGCGCAAAAAGTTTGCGGAGGATATCCGGCGCTACATCCAGAACCACAAGGGGGAATGGACCGGTGATAATCAAGACCTGCGTTGACTGCGGGGCGGTGATCCTTTCAAATAATGTCACCGCCCGGCGGTGCCCCGTTTGTGCAGAACGATTTGCGGAACGGGTACGCAAGAAGTATAAGAACCCGCCCGCTGATCCACTGACCGCCGATGTGCGCAAGGCGGACGCAGCGGGCAAGTCATACGGGTACTGGCGCTTGGACGAACTGCTGAAAGAGCAGAAGGCCCGGGAAGAGCTGGATAATCTAATCGAGAGGAACAGAGAGCGGAGGGAGCGGAAGGAACATGAACAACAGCAAGAAAAGGCATGATGGCGGGGCGTACCGCCGGTTCGACACGCTGACCACGCTGTACTGCCGCCCGTGCAAAGACCGCCGAAAGTCCCGGCAGACGCAGCAGCACAAGAAAAAGAAAGGCAGGAAGAACAGATGATCCTGATTACGCTGACCGCAATTCTGGCGGGAACGCTGGTTCTGGCCGTGATCCTGACCGCTCTGCTGTGCTGGGCGCTGGCAACACCGGCGTTCTGCGGCGGGACGGTGGCGCTGATGTGGCTGCTCCTGCTGATCGTCTTTGTGGCGGTGGACGGTATCGACCCGCGAGATTGACGGCGACGGTCCGGGCGCACCGGATCACGCCCACCATGCAGCCGGAAACGTGGGGACGCAGACGGCTGCCCCGGCCATTCCGACAGTCGGGGGTCCTACCTACTGAGGACTGAAAGAATACATAGGGCGGCCCGCATGGGTGGGCGGCAGCCTGTCAAGCCGCCCGTTTTATGGAGTATGCAGGCGCGTCCGGGGGTGTAGACCCGGAGCCGGTTCGATCCCGGAATGCTCCACCAGACCGAATATTCACATCAAAGAGAAAGGATGAAAGATGGAGGAAAGATGGGATGCCTATTTGGCTGTCGCTCTGGATGGCGATGATGTCGAAATTCAGGTTGACGGCCACGCGGGAGATATCGCGCAGATCGCGGCTATGGCGCTGGCTGACGTAATCGTGCAGTCCAGCCCGGAAAAGGAACAGGCGATTAAGATGCTGGACGACATGAAGAACCGGTTGGACGGTATGCTGGATGATGCATGGAACGCCCGCAGTAGCGAGATTGAATACGGTGAGCGGCAGAGCGTCCGGTGGCACTGTGAAAAGGATACCGCTATCGAGGAAGCGATGGCAAGGCTGAAAGACAACACGGACACCGGATGCTTTGGTGACTGTGCTACCTGCTCTGGCGCTGCTGTGAATGACCGGGCAGACACCGGCAGCAGGCCACAGGATGCAGACGACGGCCTGACTTCGTAAGGGGGACGGCTACATGGATAAGAGCAAAACGCATATTCTGGCGTTTTTCACGGGCCATGATGCGCCGGAGAAGAAAAGTGTCTATGTGGAAATGAACGGGCAGGGAGATGAACTGACCCGGATTGTAGCGAGCGTTGCTATCAAGATGTTTTCTCTGGGCACCACCAACAAGAACATTATTCAGATGCGCAAGCAATACCTGTTTGACATCATCAACAAGTGGCTGGATGAAGACAGCGTACAGGACATTGAGCTGAAAGAATATTCGTATGAAGCCACTGGTACTAGTGACGTGGGCGGAAATGCGCCGTCCTGAAAGGAAGTCGTGTTATGAGCAAGAACATTGCAGAACTGGTCGTGAAGATGAAGAACGAAACTTCGCTCAGCGTGGAAACAATGAGAGACAGTACGGATCAAGTTTATATGGCGGCAATAGCAGTTGCACACACTGTTGCAGATGCCAGCAACGGCAACCGCAAGAAGGCAGAAGCCGTCATGACCATAGCGAAAGCAATCATCGCCGAACGGTTTGAATCCATATGGAAGCGCGAGTATGGCAACGCACCTGCCGCTGAACCTGTTGCCACTGCCGACACGGCAGAAAAGCGGAATGATCCTTCCGCCAGCCAGCCCGGCGACGTGGACAGCATGATGGAGAAAATTATTGCAGATGCAATGAAGCAGGCAAAGGAAAATCCGGGTCAGGCGCAGGGCGTGATGTTCAAGGTCCCGGCAGGTGATATGCCCATGGAAGAAGTGGTAAAGCACATCATCAGTGCGGTGGACAAGCAGGCACGGAAAGACCAGAACGGGGGCTGAACCTATGAGCGTGAAAGTAACCGGCGTTGTTGCTGTCCCTCTGCTGCATATCCTGCGGGAGTTTGCCGCAACGGCAGACCTGACAGGGAAGCCCACCAGATACCCGGAAGGCGCTGCACAGTTTGCGGAGCGGAAGGAACGGAAAGCCAATGACGACGACCGATCCTGAACACGGCACGCGGGAATGGTCCGAAGACCCGGTGGGCGACCTGCTGAAAATGCATCAGACGATCAAAGATGCGTTTGAGAAAATCACAGAGGATATTAAGCGATTTTCTGAAGGACTGGCAGACCTGACACACACGCTTTTACCACTGGAAAAACCGGGATGGGCCGTTCACAACAAGCGCCGTTACCGGACACGCAGGGTCCAACCAAAGCTCCGCTTGAATGCGGTGCCACTGGGCACTGGCACCTACTTATATAAGGCAAAAGAAATGAAGAACCTTGCTAGGTCCACAAAGACCCATCCAGCCCCGAAGAAGGGCGAACAGAAGAGTGAACAGTGTCAACATACGTTCCGTATCACGTCGCAGCGGTGCGCGCCCTGCGATGGGTACAACAAGGAATGCGAAGAATATAGTGTGACACACCACAAAACAAACTGAATGTAGCCGCCCGGCCAGAGTTTTCAGCAGATAAGCAGCAGTTGTCATGTGTGAAGGCCGGGCGGCTTTTTATATGGCGCAGGGCGTGCCCACAGCACGCTGGGAGCGGGGTCGAACCCCGCCTGCGCCGCTTTGCTCGCATATTCCATGGAAGCCGGTCAAGGTTTGTTCATCTTCCAAAACTGGCAGGGAAATACGGATGCTGAAAAAGCAGCGCTAACCTTCCGTATAAGGCGGCGAAAATCCGACCTGTCCGTATTTCCTAAACCGTGCCTGCATGGCAGTCCAGCATAAGCTGAACGGCACGTCGCAGCGTGAGCGCAGAAACGCCCTGTCCCAATTGCCCAGGCAAAAGGCAGCAGACCAGACCGCAACGGGTCGCCCCACCGCGCCACCTCTCTTGCGCGGTGGGTTTTGATATGCGGGTG